CTCGGATGCTGCGGCCACAACCTCGGCGAGTAGCAACACGGCGGCGGCGACAGCGACGGCGCTTTCTGCGCACGCGACGGACGCCCGAACCACCTCCGCCCAATCGTCGTATAGGGCAGCGAGCTTCATGACACACCCCGCACGACGAATGCACCGGGGTGGACTGACAGCACCGCCAGACACGCATCGGCGGCAGGGTGGCGCGGGTCGACGAAGACACTGCGAACGGCGCTGAAGGCCCCGTCGCGCAGTAGCTTGTCCAACCCCGCGGCCACGCGGTCGCGCCCTTCTTTGTACGGTATGAGCAACCACGGGGTACCGTTGGCCGCGGCCTCGACTGCCCTGGTGACTGGCGCCACCATGGTAGCCAGGTCCAGGTCGACGGGCATACCAACGGGCAGACACCCGACGTAGACCACCATACCAGGGGCGGCGGTTGGTGCAGGTGTGGGCGCTGGTTCGGCCGGGGGCGCTGGTTCGGCCTGGGGCGCTGGTTCGTCCTGGGGCGCTGGTTCGTCCTGGGGGTGGCGCCACCCCGCAGGGCCCTCTACCCAACCCTCCGCGGCCATGACATCGAGCACCGCCGTCAGCCGGGCCTTTCGAATTGTCTTGATGCCCAGACACGTGCGCATCACGGCCTTGATATCCTTCTCCGTGTGACCCTTGTCGGTCGGCAGGGCCGCAATGATGGCCGACACATCGTCGGGCGCCGCGGCGGTTGTCGCAGGGCCAGCCATGGCCGCTTGCGGCGCGGTGGTGCCGCGGGCCAGGGCCAGGACATCGCCCACGCGCTCGGGCCCCAGCCCGTGGCGGTGCAGTAGCGCCATGACCTTGGTCTCGCTGGCCGGGACCTTCAGGGCCTCATCTAGGGCCCGCACCATGCCCGCACATTCGGCAATCTGCGCCTGCGTTGGCGTCGGCCCTGGTACGGCGTCGGGGGGGTTGATGGTGGCTGGTAGTTTACCGATGGCCTTGGTTTCCGTCGGTTCGGGCGCTGGCGTCGTTGTCGCCCCGCTATCGGGGGTCATCCCCAGCAGGGATCTCTGAAATGCTGTCAATGCCACATCTGTTCCTTTGGGGACATCGTCCCCGGTTGCTGGTTTGGCCCAGTTCAGGGCCCGTCTCGCGTTGCAGGCGCCGCCCTTGAACGGGCAGCCCCCGTAGTCCCAACACGCCTTCGTGTTGGCTGGTATGTCGTCAGCGTCGACCACCGCGACGAATGGCGCCATCTCGCGCGCGGTGTCCTCGACAATGCCCCACGCCTGGCGGACCAGGGCCCACGGTGCCAGGGCATGCACGGTGTAGGCGTGCGGGGCGTCCCTGGTGGTGGCGTACACGTGCGACAGACCGACCGCGGCGGGCGGACCGCCGGACAGGTCGTGGTACTTCGCATAGGCATAGGACATCATCTGTAGGCCCTTACCCCGCGGGTCCTTCAGGTCGTCAACGGTGGCACCGTACCGCCGGGGGTTGGAGCTGGTTTTAAGGTCACCAACCCACCACGGTTGGTTGGCCCAGGGCGCCCACGCGGGCGCGCTGGGTAGGGGGCCGAAATCCTCCTTTCCGAAGAACGCCAGGCCGGTCCCTGCAACGTCGGGCACTGTCAGCGCGCGCTCGACCGTCACGGTGCCGGGGACCGGCAGCAACGGCAGCGCGGGCGCCATGATGGCCTGCACGTTGGCGGTCAACCCCCCGCGCGGGGCATCGCCGGTTAGGTAATCCTCCATCAGACTGTGACACTGCGTGCCCAGGGCGGCGCTGGCGTTGCGCGGTTGGTCCAGGCGCGCCACGCGCCCCAGCCACCATTTGCGCTGACAGGCGTTGCCGGTCAGCCCCACGAAGGTATCCACGGCGCTGGGCGACACGTACACGCCGCGGTTGTTGACGGCGGCCCGTAGGGTACTGGGGCGCCTCATACGGGCCACCCGTGGGGCTGGCGGGGCATGAGAGGGTTGGGCGGGTGCCCGATGTCCGCGCGGTGCCGCGGTGGCGGCAGGCCGGGGTCACCAAGGGCGGCCTCAAGGGCGGCCACGCGCGAGGTCAGGTCGGCCAACGCCCTGGCCAGGCGTTTGGCCTCGCGGTGCTGGACTAGCTGTCGGGCCATGATGTCGCGGGTGTTCACGAGACCACCCACAGGGCGACGCCAGCGGCGGTGATGGTGGTGAGCAGCAGCAGCGCCGCGTCCAGGCGCGTGTCGGTGATGGTCCGCATTTATTTGTTTCCCACACTAGGGGTTTCGGGGGCTGGGGCCTTGTCCAGGGGCGCGTCGGCGCCGTCGGCCGCCCCACGCGCATTTAAGGCAAAAATCCGGCGCAGGTCATCGGCGCACGCAAGGCCGTGGTTTTCGGCGACGCGCAGGACCAGGTCGGTGGGTATCTCCCACACCCTGGTTTGTGTGCCCTGGCGGCGCAGCACCACCGAGCGGTCGGCTGGTGACAGGTCGCGCACGGTGCGCGCCACGGCCGCCCTGGTGGGCACGCGGTCTTCGCCAGTCAGCGTCCGCCATAGGGCATGCAGGGTGCTCACATTGGCCCACACGCGCCCGCGGTGCCACACGGCTGCGGCGCACTTGTCGTCGGCCACCGCGGTAGCCACGGCCGACAGGGTGCCTTCGTTACCGCCCGACCGCAGCAGCATCGACCGATGCCAGGGGGACTCCACACCGCGCACCAGGAAGCGGCTGTCGGCGCGGGTCAGGGCGTCGTCACGGCGCGTCGCCACCAGCCACGCCAGGTGCTGGGGCAGGGGGCCATCGGGGTCGGTCCAGCGGGTGTGGTCCACATCACGCAGGATCTCCGCGGCCCGTGGTGTGGCCCGCAGGTACAGCACGCGCCGGGCGATTGCTTCGAGGTCATCCCGCGTGTGGTGGCCAGCCCCCAGGGGCAGGGCGTCGTCGTTGTTCGCGCCGATCACCACCCTGGGGTGCCCCACCAGGTCGACCAGGGCCTCAAATTTGCGCTCTATGCGGTGCACGCGGTCGCCGGTCAGGCGGCGGAACGCGGTGCTCGCGCCCTGGTCCGTGTGGCCCTCCGACAGGTGCACCACGGGGCACGTCAACAGGCCGCCGTTCCAGCGCCCCGCGACCTCGGCGAAGGACACTGGTGCGGCAGACCACAGCGCCGCCAGGCCGCGTGCGAAAAGAGTCTTGCCGGCGTCGGGCTCGCCCCGCAGGTACAGGGCCGCGGTGGCCTTGTTCAGGTCGACCACGGTGGCCAACCAGTCCAGCAGTAGGGGCCGCGCGGGCGCGTACTCGCCACCGGCAAGGGCTGTCAGCCACTGGGCGACCCTGGGGTGCTCGCGCGGGGTGACGGTGCGCCGCGGGCACACGCCCAGGGACAGCACGCCGTCGGCGTAGGTCGTGGTGCTGCGGTGGTAGTGCGCGACCACCTGGTGCGCGACGGCGCCGTGGTGGGCCAGGATGCGCGATGCGTGGTACGGCACGCCGCGGGGGCTGGCCCATGGCACGCTGGGCGCGCGCTGGCGTAGCTCGGCCGGCAGGGCCACCGCGGGCACACCTGGGCCGTACCCCCTATGGGGCGCCGCGGTGTCGAGTACATGGTAGCGCTGACCGGCCAGCACCACCGGCGGCCCGTCCTGGTCGGCTGCGGTGGGTTCGTCGTCGGGGGCCGGGGGCGGCGGTTCGTGGTCACTGGCGGCGAACTGCGCGGCCAGGCGCCAGGCGTCGGCGTGCGTGGGCGCGTCATGCCCACCAGGGGCCGCCAGGGTGGCCGCAACGCTGTCCCACCAGGCCGACACGGTCCAGGCCGCCAGGGTGGTGGCGTCGGGCGCGGTGTCGGCCAGCAGGCGCACCGTGCGACCAATGCCCGCCGTTAGGGCCGAGTTGCGCCCGCCAGGTGCGGCATACGGGGCCCCCGCCCGCAGGTCCAGGTCAGGATAGGCCCCCGCCAGCGTCGACCAGACGACATCAGGGACCGTCACGCGCGCAAGGGGCCCGCCCACCGTCACCGCGGGCGGCGGCGGGTCTTCCCGATGACCGGGCGGTGACCACACCAGGGGTACCAGGCCGTCTAGGGCCATGGGTGGGTCAAGGGCCACGCCGTCGCGCACCACGCGCGGCAGCCGAAAGCCCCGCGTCCACTGTGGGGCGCTGTCGTCCAGGTGCAGGCCCAGGGCGGCTAGGGCCGCGGTGGCAGGGTCGGCGGCGCAGTGCGCGTGCCACGCGGCTAGCCACCGGCGAGCCTGGGCCAGGGGTACCGGCGTCGCCAGCGCCCACACCAGGCGCAGCCCCGCCCGTGTGCCATAGACCCCTGCACCAGGCCACAGGGTGGCCGCAAGGGCCACGGCGGCGGCGGCGGTGTCGTGGTCGGGCCAGGGCGCGTGGTCGGTGCGGTCCAGGTCGGCAAAGGCGCACCCCAGGGCCGCGCCGGTGCCCCGCAGGGCGGCCCTGGCGGTCTTCTTCAGCCGGGGGCTGGTGTCCTCGCTAGGGACGGTGACCGCCGCGGCGTGGGCGTCGGTCGTGTGGTGCGTCGTCAGGGCATCGCGCAGGGCCATCACAGGCAGCCGCGGGGCGCGGGTGTCGTCGTGCCCGCCCCAACCGGGGACACGGGCGTGCGGCCATATTACGACGTGTGATGCCAACTCTTCCCCTGCAAACCACATTCTCCCCAGGGTGGACGGGGCCACGCGGGCCCCGTCCTGGGGAAGAAATGACGCCGCCGTCGCAGCGCGAACCCTTTGTAGCACGCCCTGAACCGCGGTTGGGCGATTTCACGCCCCGTGAAGGGAGATTTGACAAAAAAGTTATCGGGGTTGAATGGGCGTTTTCGCGTGGGGGAAAAAATAACCCGCCGCGTTTTCGCGGAATGAATTAAGTTTTTATTCCATTCGCCAACAACCCCCCGCCACCGAGACACCATGACCCGCACCGACGCCTTGACTAACGCCCTAATGACCGCCCTGACGGACCGCGATGTGGCCATCCAAGCCCTGGCCCTGGGGGTCGACTGGAAGGCCGCTGATCGCGCTTACCGCCAGGCATGCATGGTGGTCGACATCATCCAGAGCGCCCTAGACAACCCTGAGAACTACAACGCGCAGTGGCTGGCCGAGGACTACGGGGGGTTGCTGCCCGAGG